GATTTGGTAGCCGGTGTCAGCAACGCTCGTCCAATCTTGGGTGTGCCGATAAATGTCGCGGTATGAGGCGACGGCCGTGTGGAACGCGTCGAAGATAGCCATTTCGATTGCGGCGAATCGGCTGTCCCACGGCGACGAATGAGAAGTAAACGTGCTTTCGCTCAACGTCAAATCAGACGACCGTTTGATGTTATACATCACCCCACCAACCGTTTTGCCGTCTTGCGCCACCTGGTCGTACATCGGTTGAAGTTTGCCGACAAGCTCATGGCAGATGTTTTCGTCCAGAACATTGTCCAAACATAGGATCATGCCCTCTTTGCGGGCGGGAAACGAAACGATCATATTGCTCTCTCCTTCTCATATTCTCCGAACGTCCGACAGTTTACAATCAAACCGTGCATCCAGATGGACACAAAATCTGGGAGTTCGGGGATCGGTTGGGTTGTTCTGGCGCGGGCATCCGGGTGACCTTGCAGGAACCGACCCACCTTCTCAGGCGGCATCTGTTCAATCACCCATTGTTTGACCTCATCCGGGGTGGAAATGGTGGCCATGATGTTGTTACACAACGTTGCGATTTCTTCGCGGTTCCCAAGAGTGTCGTAAGCCCAATCCCACTCGATGATGTAGCGCAACATTTCTTGGAGGGTGCGCGTATGGTTCGGCTGTCGGATCGCTTCTTCCTCTTTCGCCGGGTCTTTCAATTCAATGTAGAGGATGATGGCGTGTGGCATCGCCTCGAACACGGGGTAGCAGACAACAAGATCGTGCATGGCGATGAGATGGTCGCCGGTAACCGGGTCGGGTGGTTCTGTTGACCCGCAGGCACACAGGCCGCTGGTTTCATCCCAACGGTGCAACGACGACGGGCCAATCTTCCCTCGATCACAACGAGTGTCTTCGCCTTCTACAACGTCTTTGACAGGGATTTGAGCGACTTTGCTGATAGCGAAGAACCCGACGTTATCGGTGTCGTCAATGATCTTGTGGTAGTACCCGATTGAGCCGCGCTCATTGGGTTCATCTCGTAAGGTAACCATCACGTCTTGATGATGTAGATGAACTCGGTCGCAGAGGTCGTGTGGCTGTGTGCCGCAGATTCGTTGCCGCTTGTGCCGTTGTGCGTATGGTTGGCAGATTCCGTGCCGGTGGTCGTGTTATGCGTATGGGTAGCACCATCCGTACCACTTGTCAGGTTTGCGTTCCAGGTATGTGCGTGGCCTGCACTCACTCCACCGGAAGTCGCACTTGAGTTCGACCCGTTTGATTTGTCGTAGGTGTGAGTATGGTTAGTAATGTCGTTGCCGGTGGTGACCGTGTAGTTCGCGTTGTGCGTATGGTTCGCACTCGCGTTGCCTGACGTGCCATTGTGCGTGTGCGTAGCCGAAGCGTTGCCGGTCGTCGTATTGTGCGTGTGCGTTGCAGACTGATTAGCAGAAGTGACTGTGGTGGCCGAACGGGTATTGGCAGTCGTGCCGAGCGCAAGACGCGCAGACATTGACGGAACATTGAACGTAGTTGAACCGTCGCCAACACCATACGCAGTACCGATAGCCGCGAACAAAGCGGAATAAGTCGAACGGCTAACAGCTGACCCGTCGCACAACAAATAGCCAGTAGGAATTGAGGTTGAGTTGCCGCCTGCCCACAACAACACGCTTCCAGCCGGCACAAGTTTCGCAACCTTGTAATCGAGACTGGTCGTCACCGCCGACCCATCAACTCCGACCTTCGCCTGCAACGCCTCAATCGCATCGTTCGCATCAGCGTGCTGATCCGCATGAGACGGACTGTTCAACGACGACCCGGAAGTCGGATTCGTCAAAGCATCAAGAGAACTGGGAAAGTTAGTAGCCACTCAGGGCCACCTCTCAATCCAACGTCAACGTCAACGACGTGATCTGAAACGTGTCACCAGCAGTCACCGCAGCCGACGACGACAAAGCCCCCGCAAACAAACAGTTACCAGTCGTAGCCGAATCCCACAACGACCAATGACTGTACGTCTCCGTCGCCGCCACATTCGTCCACTCCACAGTCGCAGACGACGACATTGAACCGCCCGAAGCAGCCGAGAACGAGATGCTCTTACGGGTCGTCTCAGTCGCCGCGTTCGACGTGCCAGCCTCACCAGGATCACCGGTATGCAACTTCACATACACCGCCGACACAGCCAGCGACGTGTTACGCAAAGTATCCAACCAAGCGTTCTCCAAATAATTCGAAATCGACATTGTTTACCTCACTAAAGCCAAAAGGCCGGGGACACGGTAATTGTACCGCATCCCCGACCTCAAAGCGGGTGCACTCAGACTCAGGCGAGCGAGCTGGACGACTCGATGCGACGGAGAGCCGCCTCACGGAATCGGCCGTAGCCACCCAGCCAGTACCAACCGACCGGCTGGAAACGGTTGAGGGTGTCGGTCACCGGGCCGCGCACGACCTTCGGAACCGAACCGTTGCCGTCCTGCTGGCTGTACGCCTTCGCGATGGCCTGACGACCCATGATGTGCGTGCAGTACACCTCGATGGTTCCGGTCGAACCGGAGCCGTCCGAAGCGTTCTCAAACACCTTCGCGCGGGGGGTCTCGATGAAACGAACACCCTCGAACGCGCCGATCTCACCGTTGTAGATCATGCTGGTGTCCACGTACACGTGCGGGTCACGCCACGCGGCCGCGCCGGTCTCACGACGGAAGTCGTAAGCCACGTCCGGGTGGATGTAACCCATGTACAGGCCGTTGAACGTCGGAACGTTCGCGCCACGCAACTGGGCGGTCACCTTGCGGATGTCGTTGGCCTCGATGATGTCCTCGGCCTGGACGGTCGTGCGGCTCGACGGGGTGGTGCTTCCACCGCCACCGTAAACCACGTTGGTTCCACCGGCGATGACATCACGGACGATGCTGTCAATCGAGATTCCGGCGTTGTAACCGACGACGTTCGCGGCCACAGCGTCCACGTCGAGGAACGAGGTTCCGCGAAGCTTGGCGGTGGTGAGGACGGCGTTGCCGTATTCCGCGAGGGTGACGGTCACCTGCGAGTCGGACATCGCCACGGCGGTCACGTCAGAGGTTTCGGTCAGCGCGGAGGTGGCGGCCGACAGGTCGTTGAAAATGGTGAAGGTCACCGACGCACCGGGCATCGCCTGGTTCGTGGGCTGGACTTCGACGGCTCCGTCGAACAGCAACTCGGAACGGAGGGCGAAGTACGCCAACCGGTCAAATGCTGCCTGATCGACTGAGAGGGCTGCGGTATCTGTGTATGCCATGAGGGTTCACTCCTTCAAGTGAGATTGGTAGCCCCCCGACTGGCAGGTCAGTAGGGCTGTTGGGCTTGACGTGCTTCGGCCAGCAGCATTTCGATCTCGGCTTGGCTGTTCGCCTTGCCGATCCGGGTCATCAAATCGACGGGAGGCTCGCTGTTGTTGCCGGACGCGACCTTTGCGGTTCTGTCCCAGGCATCCTTCTCGGCGGCCTTTGTGTCATGGATGATCGCGGCTTCGATGGCGGCCGCCCGGATCGCATCAGCTGTGAGTTCACCGTCATACGCCTTCACGAAATACTTGGCGACCGGGAGGCTCGGATCAACTCCGGCCTTCACAAACGCCAGTTCGCGGGACGCTGCGGCGGCTTCATCAGCCTTCGCTTTCAGGGCTGCGTTCTCGGCTTCCAACTGCTTCATCCTCTCACGGAGAGGATTGCGGCCGGACTCCTGTTCATCGAGTTCGAGTTCGCTGTCCACTATGTACACTCCTTTGCCCAACCAACCCCCGGAGGCAGGGGAAGGTGCTGCTATGTCTCACCTTGCGGTGGTTCCTGCCGGGTTTGGCATCGATATGAGTGTAGCACATACTTTTGTATATGCCACTATTGTCAGACGACAGACGCTTGGCCGCCTTCGCTGACCGCGAAACTACCGCCACCAGCAAACGCGGCTTCACGTTCAGCTTGCCTCTTGCGGAGACGCTGTTGCGCTGCGCTCGATGTTCCGAACACCGCGCCGATCTGTTCGGCTTGCGTGATCTGGTCACCCTGTTCGCCGGCAAGCGGCTGGAACAGTTCTTGCGCTGAAGCGATTGTCTGGAACCCCTGGCGGGCTTGTTCACCAGTAACACCGGCCTGAGCCAGTTCTTCAGCCTGCTGTTGACTGATACCGAACCCGGCTTGCAGGTTGCTTTCGGCGGCGATCTGGGCGGCCTGAGCCTGCTTCAACAACATCGGGGTGGCCCGCTGAGGATCAAGGAAGTAGGCAGCCAACTGGCTGTCATCCACCCCGTACAACCGGCGCATTTCCTCAACAACCTGCGGGTCGGCTTCACGGACAGCCTGATAACCCTGGTTGATTCGCTGGGAGAACTCTTGGACAGACACGTCGCCGCCGATCAGACGGCTGAATGTTTCGGGGCTGGAGTAGAACTCTCGGGGCATCCCAGCCGACCGCAACGTCTGACGGTACACGTTCTCCAACTGGATGTACTCGCCTTCAGACAGGACGTTCAGGCCGGCCTGACGGCGAGCCTCGTTGCCTGCGAACCGTTGACGGTACTCGTTAGTTTGCCGGATACGACCCACAAGGATGTTCGTGTCCACAATGTTTTCTTCAAACACCATTTGGTTGACGAACGAACCCAACTGATCGAGGCCGTAATTGGCGAGGGTTTGGGCGATGATCTCATACGCCGACTGCTGGCTTGCTCCCATGTCACTCATGTCATGCCTTCCCAAACAAATTTGCCAACTGGTTCGTTACCTCAAACGCCCGCTGTTTGGCTTCTGACGTGTACTCGTAGCCGAAAGACCTGGTGTTACGCAGGTATTTGCCCCATTCGTTGTAGTTCATGGGGCGGGTTTCACCTTTGTCTGTGGTGAACGTGACGGCTTGCGCCCATCGAGGGTCAGCGAAGTCAATGGTTTCCGGGTTGATTTCGAGGATACGCGCGGCCGTCTGACGATAGGGGTCGGTGATTTGCTGGAAGGTTTGACCGGCATCCAACTGTGCGCTGATGCCAGGGTATAGGGCTTTGGCGGTGTTGAGCGCATAGTTGTTGAACGACTGAATGTTGTCTTTGCCGGTGGCGATGTTGTTCACCCATCCGTTGAACGTTTCGTCCGACAACGAGACACCGTATTTAGCAGCAATTTCTTTGAGTTGCTGTCCGAAGAAACCGGTGGACAGTTGGGACATTGTGCCGGTGTTCTTGACGGCTTCAGCCCCAACAGAGTTCTGGAGGGTTTGTTCGTCCCACCCGCCACGCAAACTGTTCTCTGACAGACGGCTGATCGTCGCATCATCAAAGTTCACGCCGAGGTTGCTGGCGAGGGTGCGGATGTCGTTGCTTCGTGCATCAATCTGCTGTTGGGCTGACGCAGGGTCGGTTTGCTTCAGGGTGTCCCAGGTGCGAGCCGAAGCCGAGTTTGTTTTGAACCAGTTGGTTTGCTTCAGTTCATAATCAAACTTTGCGTCTGACCAGTCGCCCTTGACCGCGTTCTCGATGAGGGTGGCGATTTCGGGGACAGACTCGATG